GATGTAGAATTTTTATTATTAAATCTACAAGATAAGCAAGATATACTAGAATCTATTGTTAAGGTTAAAACAGAAAAACGTAAATTAAAATTTGATTTGCCACTACAGTAGGTATTGTGTATAATATGTGTATAAACAGTATTCAGTACTATTAAACAAAGGAGTTTAAGACAATGAATTTTGAAACATTATTAAAACAAATTGTAAAAGAAGCGGTAATTGAAGCATTGCAAGAAACAAACATTGAATCTGAAGAGCCTAAAAATTTAGGTGTTAAAGATGAGCCTGTAGAAACTGTTCAAGCACCCCCAACTATTGAAGAGGTTGAAGAGCCTGAAATTGAAGAAGTTGAAGAAACTGAAGTTGATTTAGGTTCTATGAAATTGAAAGAATTGCGTGAATACGCTGAAGAGTTAGGTTTAAACCCTAAAGGAAAACGCGCTGAAGTAGAAGAACGAATTCAAGAATTTTTAGATAATCAAGAAGAAACAGAAGAAGAAACAGAAGAGGTTGAAGAGCCTGAAACTGAAGATGATTCTGAAGACTTAGAAGAAGCTGAAGATTCTGAAGAAACTGAAGAAGAAGATGATGAAGTAGAAGATGAAACATATGCTAAGGTTATGCAATATGTAAATGAAGCTTCCGATGATGAATTGCGCGAAACATTAGAAGAGTTAGGTTTATCCTCTAAAGGCAAGCGCGAAGCTTTAATCGAAAAAATCTACCAAGCAGTCAAAGACGGGTTGTTTGAATTTGAAGAAGACGAAGAACCTTCTGAAGATGTAGAGCCTGAAGAAGAAACAGATGAAGAAACTTCTGAAGATTTAGGTATGACTGAAGAACGTGCTAAAGCTATTGAAGCTATGGAAGAGCAAGTACAAGAAGAATTTGAAGAAGGCAAAATTACCCGTAAAGAAATGGTAGCCTATTTAAAACAAGTAGGTATTGCAGTAACTAAAAAAGTTGAAGATGAAGCAGTCGTAGAAATGTACACAGAAAAATTGGCTTTATTGATTGACGATGAAGGCGAATTCCACGATGAAGGTGGTGACCCTTACAACATCAATGAAGTTCCTTATTGTTGTGGCGCTCCACTAGAAGAAATCGAAGGTGGCTATCGTTGCAACGTATGTGGTACAGAGTACGAAGCAGAGTAGAAAATAAAAAGCGGGAAGAACATTCCCGCTTTCTTTAACAAAGGAGAGAAAAGACAATGACAAACAATGGCGAATTTTGGTCTGAATATTACAGAGTAAATAAAGTAGAAGCGTATCAAGTGCCTTCAATCGTATTCACTAAAACCTTTGCAGACGATTTAGAAAAGGTTGATAAGCCTGTTTTATTCCCGTTTATTGAAAGTAACAAATTAGTGCTAAGTGGTGATGTACAGATTGAACCTAGCTATTCTGAATTAAAAGATGAAGAAACAGTTATGGGTCGAATGATTGTGCCTGTAACAATTATTGCGGGAGATAAAGTACTCACTCATAAAAATGGGAAGTATGTATTTGAAGTATCTGAAGTTATCCCTGATAGATTGTTAATAAATAACGCGCCTAATAGTGACTACCATATGGTTTGCATTAGCAACTTTGCTAAGAATATATTTTTAGGGGTAGACGGCGAAACAGTTGGAGTAAATTCCGCTTTAATTGATTTTGGTACATACGTTAATATGAAAGATAAAGAAGCGGGGTATTATTCTGTAGTGACTATCAATGAAACATTGTTTAAGGCGCTTGATACTCCTGAAGATTATGAATGGGTTGAAAACAAAGAACTCTATAATGACCTTCAAGATATTTCTATTAAATTTGATAAGTGAGGTACACTATGCACGAAAGTTTTACAGTTGAAGACATTACCTATACAGGCGGGAAGAAACAAACTGACGGGTGGAATGATGATGTAGAGATTGTAGGGGCGAAAGAAAAAGTCGCTCCTACAGGAAATCTAACTATTGAAAAACTAATTCGTTTTTATGAAGAAAATAAAAATGACCCTGAACTAGGTAAAGTATATCAAGCCACTTTATATTACTTAACTAATAAGAGAGGTTAATTATGTTTGAACATTACACCGCTGAAGATTATGAAAAAGCGGGGATAATTGGTTATGAACCTATGACTGCTAAAGAGGTTATGGAGAATAAGTTAGATAGTTTACTAACAGACGATACAGTAATCTGTGAAAGAAAACTTGACGGGGTTAGAATTCAGTTACGAGTATTTGATAGCACTAAAGAGGTAAACTATCCACATTGTCGATTATTTTCACGTAACGTATCTTTAAAGACAGGTTTTTATAGTGAACGTACTGACAACTTCCCACACTTCAGAGATTATGGTAAAGCTGAATTAGCTAATACAATTTTAGACGGGGAGTTATTAGTCCCTAATGTTCCGTTTAGTGAAACTTCCGCGGTAGTATTGTCTTTACCTGAAGAAAGTATCAGTAAGCAAGAAGAAATAGGTAAGCCTGTATTCAATGCTTTTGATATTCTCTTTTATAAAGGTAAAGATTTACGCACCACACCATTAATTGAAAGAAAAGGTTACTTAGAAGAAGCAGTCAGAGAACTTAGTAATAACTATGTTGTAGTAAACCCGTGGTATCAAGAAGAAGTAAATTTAATCTTTACTGAAAACGCTTGGCGACAAATGTATATAAAATCTGAAGAAATGGGTTTACATGAACTTAGAAAATATCTAAACTATGTAGACCACAATTCTAAATTTGCACGAACTAGGTTGCTAAATGTTCCTATGTCTTTCAAAGCGTATTTTCAATACATCACAAAAATTTTGAACGGGGAGGGTATTATGCTTAAAGACCCTAATAGTATCTATGAGCATAAACGAACCCGTGCATATCAGAAAGTTAAAAAAGAAATTGACCGCGATGTGATTGTGATTGGGTTTACTGAACCTACTAAAGAATATGGCGGGAAATTCCCGAAAGGCTATTGGGAATATTTTATTGATGAAAAATCAGGAGTAATGCATTACGCTAAAACTTCAGATGATACATCACATTATTTAGAAATGGGTTTTACACCCGTTACTAAAAACTATTTCAATAAACAAATTGGCGGTATTGAGTATGGGGTAGTAATTACTGAAGATAAAGCCAAAGAATTGAAAGAGTTAGAAAAGAAAAGTAAGGGTAAAAAGAAATTTGATATTCTAGTTATGAATGATATGATTGTTGTAAAAGTTGGCGAATGTGAAGGTATCACAGAAGAAGACCGCGCTTTTATGACAAGGCATAAAGACGATATATTGGGTAGTGTCATTGAAGTAAAAGGCAATGAAATATTTAATGATACAGGTCGAATTCGTCACCCTAGATTCGTTCGTTACCGCACAGATAAAAGCGCTGAAGAATGTACATGGGAAACGCTAGTGAATATCTAATATAAATATGGTACAATAATAGCTATAGAAATATAGCTATTATTTTTTTGTTTATAAACAAGGAGAAATCATTTTGAAGGGACTTCATAGACGGGAGATATTATCTCTTCTAGGTGTTTATCACAGTAAAGACATTAAGCCTATCAATAAATGGCTTGAAAAAATCGGGTCTAAAAAAGTATATGCTGATGTAAAGAAGCGTTTAAGTACTGCCGTATTAGTAGATAAGGTATACCAATTCTGCTTATTTTTTAGCGGGAGAGAATTATACCCTTATCAAGAACAGTTCGCGCGAAGAATTATCAGGTCTGTTATTGAAAATGACGGGGAAGAAATAACCGCTTTATTTAGCCGTCAATCAGGTAAGTGTTTAGCTAAAGGCACTAAAGTTTTAATGTATGACGGGTCTTTAAAGAATGTTGAAGACATAAAAATCGGGGATAAAGTTATGACCCCTGATAGTTCATACGCTACAGTAACAAACTTAGGTCATGGCTTTGAAGAAATGTATGAAGTACAACCATATCAAGGGAAATATGAAAGTACTTATACAGTCAATAAATCACATATACTAGCCTTGTATGATACTAAAACAGGGCAGTATTTAAACATGGAAGTGTCGAAGTATTTAAAACTTTCTGAAAGTAGAAAGAAACAATTATGCGGTTATAGGGCAAGAATTGAATTCAAGTATCAAGAAACAGACGAAGACCCTTATGAATATGGGTATCGAATTGCTTCTACTGAAGGCTTATATGACCCTATGGACTTGCGATTAGATAAGCAATATCTAATTAATGATGAAATAGCTAGGCAAGATTTATTGGCGGGAATATTAGACGCTTGTGGTCATTTTAACTTAAACGATAAGAGAAGAAGAAATTCGGTAGCAATATGTAATGTGAACCCTATCATAGCAGAAGACTATTTATTCTTATTAAAGTCTTTAGGTTTCAGAGCATTTTTAAGACCTATTAAAATAAAGAATGTACACGCAAAAGACGGGTATAAAATAAACTATCGAATTCATGCTTCAGGCGATTTTTCTTGTATTCCTACTAAGACAAAACAAAACCCTAGCGGAAATTGTATAAGGGGAGATTTAATATACCATATTAAATTGAAAGAAAAAGGGCGGGGAGAATATTTTGGGTTTACTATAGATAGTAAAGACAGACTATTTGTATTAGGTGATTTTACAGTCACACATAATACAGAAACAGTAGCTTGCGTGACTTGTGGTCTTCAAGTTATTTTACCTATATTAGCTAATATGCCTATGTTTGCTAATGACCCTAGACTTCAACCATTTAGAGAAGGTATTAAAATAGGTATTTTTGCCCCTGCTTTACAACAAGCACAGACAAACTATATGCGTATGAAATCCTTCCTGACTTCAAAACGCGCCGTATCTATATTGGAAAGTGAAGAATTTAACCTTCAATTTAATACAAGTAACGGTCAGACTACAAGTCTAAGTAATGGTAGTAGATGTACTTGCTTCTCCGCTTCAGAAAGAAGTAACATAGAAGGGGAATCATTTAATCTTATCATTTGCGAAGAATGTCAGGATATATCTAACTTTGTTTTAACTAAATCTATCTCACCTATGGGTGCCGCCTATAATGCAACGAAAGTTTGTATTGGTACTGCTACAGTATTTAAAGGCTATTTCTATGACGCTATCCAACGTAATAAGGAATTAGCTAAAAATAGAAGTAGTCATATCAAAAATCATTTTGAATTTGATTATAAAGTAGCTAGTAAATATAACCCTAACTACGCAAAATATATCGAAAAAGAAAAGCGAAATTTAGGTGAAAATTCTGATTCATTCAGAATGAGTTATAAACTTGAATGGATAATGGAACGTGGTATGTTCATCGACATTGATAAATTCGAGAAGAATAACTTAGAACCTTTAATGGACTTTATTTATTTTGATAGAGAAGCAACTCATGTAGTTGGGATAGATATTGGCGGAGGTAGTGGCGGAGATAGTACTGTTGTTACTGTAGTTGAAGTAGATTGGGATATGCCTGTAATCTCTGAAACAAGATATGACGAAGATGAAGGTCATGAATATACATTTGACGCGTTCAATACTTACGTTAAATATTTCTTAGAGATTAAAGAAGTACCCGACCATGAAGAGCAGTACTACATCATTACCGAATTTTTGAGGAATTTTAAAGTAGCAAGAATTGTGGTAGACGCTACAAGAGAAAAATCTTTTGCTGACAGATTAAATGCTAATGTGTCCGCTGAAGTTATTCCTTATGTGTTTACTGTAGGTGCTAAGTCCGACCTCTATAAAACTTTTGATAAAGAATTATCGAGTGGCAGAGCAAAACTTCCCGCGAGTGAAAAGGCTAAAGGTACTGTTGAATATGAAAAATGTGTACAACAATTAGCCGACCTACAAAAAAATTGGCGGGGAACTAACTTACTTGTATCTCACCCAGAAACTAGAGGTGCGCACGATGATTATCCTGATAGTTGGGCGCTTGCAGTATGGGGTTGTATGCAAAAAGGGGAAGTTAGTGAAATTGAATGTAGAGATAGTAGAAGTCTATTCGGTAGTCCTAATAGACGAAACGAAACTCCACAAATGAAATTTAATCGTGCGACTGCTAAAAGGAGAAGACATTAATGTTAGGTTATGAAAGAAGATTAACTTATAACGATTCCATAAACACAAAAACTGCTACTGATATGCTAGCTTTATCACCCGAACAGGCTATAAGACGGGAGCGTATTCGTAGAGCGTGGAATTTCTATGAAGGCTTCCATTGGGAAGAACTTCCTGAAACAGACGGGGTAGAAATGACCTTGAACTATGTTCGAGCATTTATAAACCGCTTTGTATCTTTTGAGTTAGGTAATGGGGTTAGAATTTTATCTCATGAAAAACTCAAAGGCGAAATTGTAGATAAAAACGAAGACCTTGATATGACAGAATATCTCCGCAAAGTCTATGAAAATAATGGCGGAGGAGAATTTTTGTTAGATATAGGTCAGATGAAAAGTGTGACGGGAGAAGCATGGATATTAGTAGACTTTTTAAGCGCCGATGAAATAGAAGACCCTTACGAAGAAAACGATACAGGAAAAATTCAATTACTGCTTCAACCTACAGGGTGTGTATATCCTACATATGAAGACCATAGAAGAGATATATTAAAAAGTGTTATGGTTACCTACTTGTATAACAAACAAATTATGAACCCTGTGACAGGTAGTACGAGTACAAAGCAAGCAGTATACAAACAAATTTGGACTAAAGATATTGTCAGAGTAATTGATGATGGGGTAGAAACAGTATATCCAAACAAGTATAATATTATTCCTTTTGTTTGTATTCGTAATGTGAGTTTATCTGCTAGTAATGTAGGTCAGAGTGATATTGAAGATTTAATTCCAATCAATATTGAAATCAATCGGAAAGCTTCTGATATTTCTGAAATCATTGATTATCACGCTTCCCCTGTTACGATTGTTAAAGGGGCGAAAATTGGCGCGCTAGAAAAAGGCGCTAATAAAGTATGGGGTGGTCTACCTACAACTGCTAGTGTAGAAAACTTAACCATGAATACAGATTTAACCGCTTCCAATACATTCGCTAAGGAATTAAAACAAGCTATGATTGAAATTGGCGGGTTACCTGAAAGTTTATTGGGTGGGGCAACAAATATCAGTAATACTAGCGGTGTTGCCCTTCAATATGCTAACTTACCTTTAGTAGAAAAGAATAAAACAAAAACACCTTTAACTAAAAAAGGGTTAGAAAATCTAAATAAGATGATTATCTATATTTCTACTAAAGAAGGTTTAATTGAAAAACCCGCCAATGTTACAAATGCGGAATATTATTTCACAAGTGTTGAAACTAAAGATACACTCCCTAAAGATGAAATGTCTTTATTACAACAAATTGAATATAAGTTGCGTTTAGGTTTGACTACTAGAAAACGCGCGCTTGAAATGTTGGGTGAAGAAAACGCTGAAAAAGTTCTTGAAGAAATCAAAGAAGAGAATAAAGAATATCCTGAATTTTCTACAGACGCTATGGCAGAAAATAGCGGGGAAATGAATAGTAATGGTAATAAACCTTTAGTATCTACTAATAGTGGTTTTACTAATGGCGAACCTGAAGCGAAAATTCCTAAAATAAAAGACGAATTTGATTTTGGCGGAACTAAAGGCAGACCTTTAGGTGGCAAAAATTAGTAATACTAAATAATATTTACATAATACTTTCATTAATGGTATTATGTTATTGAATTAATATAATTTAATTAAGGAGAAATTGTAATGAGCAAACTTCGCGGAAACAAATTAGCAGAACGAATTTTTAACATGATTAGTGGTACTGTAACAGTATTCGCAGATGAGGGTAATAATGATAATGAAGGTAGTAAAACACCACCTATCAATTATGAAGAACTCATCGCTAAAGCGCGTAAAGAAGAAAAACAAAAACTTTACGGCGAAATTGAAGGCTTGAAATCTCAGGTTAAAATGCTTACCGAAAATAACAATAAATTGTTATTAGAAAAAGCGGAAGCAGAGAAAGCCTTAGAACAGTTTAAAGCAGATTCTAAAAATGGTAATGATGAAGCAGTTAAAGAGTTAGAAGCAAAAATTGAAATTTTGAAATCTGAACTTGAAACTGTTAAGAAAGAAAAAGAAGAATTGGAATCTAACCAAGTTGATGAGAAAGTAATTCGCGAAAAAATCGAAGCGGAATATGAAATCAAAGACTATGTAAAAACTGAAAAAGCCAAATATGATAAGGTTATTTTGAACCACCTAAAAGATACTGTAACAGGGTCTACTAAAGAAGAAGTAGATGAAAGCGTTAAGAAAGCAGTTGAAGAATCTAATAAAATTCGCGCTGATTTGGGTATTAAAGCCGTAACATTAGAATCTTTAGCTGAAGACAAAAAAGATACTGACAAAGAAGGCGGTAAAAAACCACCTGCTCCAAACCCTAACAATGATTCCAATAATGATGAATTGTTGAGTGAAGAGGTTGTCAAAGATTTAGACCCTATGCGTGACCCTAAAGCTTACGCAGAGTGGCGCAAAAAAGCTTTTAACAAATAATGTATTGAAAGGAATTTTAATCAATGTCTAAAACATTTAACTTTAATCTACAAACTTTTGCAGATACTGTAACAACTACTACAAACGCAACTCAACTTAAAAATTTGAATGTTTGGTCTAAAGAAGTTGCTTTTAAGGCTATGCCTAACCTTCGATTCTTCCAATTCGCCGATGTTCAAGATGATTTGACAAAAGAAGCGGGCGAAACAATTCAAATGTTGACTTACAACAACCTTAAACAAGGTGGTAAATTGACAGAGAACGTTGATATGACTACACAAGCTATCACAGGTTCTTTGAAAGAAGTTAAAGTAACTGAATATGGTAATGCAGTAGCAGTAACTGAAAAATTGCTTCGCACTTCCTATGATGATACTATGGCTCGTGTGTCCACTTTGTTGGGTCGTGACTATGCGTTAGTTCTTGATTGTGAACTTCGTGATGTAGCTTTAACAGGTACAAACGTTGTTTATGCAGATAAAGTAGCTAACCGCGCAGGTTTAGCTTCTACTAATACTTTGAAAGTATCTACTATTAAAGACGCAGTAGAAATTTTGTCCACAAACAATGCTCCTAAAGTAGGTGGTGCTAACTGGGTATGCTTCGTTCACCCTCACCAATCTCGCGGTCTTCGTGACGATAATGCATGGATTAACGCTTCCAACTATGGCGCTCCAGACCAATTATTCACAGGCGAAATCGGTCGAATTGATGATACTATCTTCATCGAAACTACTTTGATGAAAAATGGTGCTTGCGCACAAACTGACCCTGCTTATGACGCAGATTTAAAAACAGGCGCTAGTGGCAACCAAACAAACATTTATAAAGCAGTTATCTTCGGTCAATCTTACTATGGCTTGGCTACTGCTCTTCCTGTAGAAATTCGTGACAATGGTGTTGAGGACTTCGGTCGCCGTCGCTCCCTTGCATGGTACTCCTTGTTTGGCGTAGCTAAATTGAACGATGAATATGGTGTAGTAATCGAAACTGCATAATTTTAGTTTTAAATAATGAGGTATATTACTAATGGCTAAACCAAAGAAAAATGCTGAAGTAGTTGAAGAAGTAGTTACTCCTGAAGAAGAGGTAGCTACTGAAGAACCAACTGAAGAATTAGTAATGGTAGCTGATGAAGAGAAAAAAGCGGAAGAAGTTACTTCCGCTGATTCTCCTGTAGAAGTTACTGTTCAATCTTCCGTAAAAAATGTAAAAGTGAAAGTACGAAAAGACCATTCTTGCTGTATTGGCGGTGTATGGTATAACTTAGAAGCGGGCAAAGAAATCAATGTTCCTTCTAATGTTAAACAAATTCTTGCTAGTGCAGGCTTGCTTGAAGTAATGTAATAGGTATTTCACTATGGCATACGCAAATTTAGAAGAAGTCCTTAAATATTTTAAGGGAACTTTTTCAACCGATTATAAGCGTTTTGAAGATGAGGAATTTCTTTTATTAGATGATGAAGACTTCAAAATGTATATAGAAATGGTTTTAATGCGTACTTATCCTCAATATACCGCGGAGAAAATGCCTAAATCTATTATGTATGAGGTTCTGTTACTCGCTAGAATCGACTTACTTAGAAAATTAGCCGTATCTACCGCGCCTTTTTATGATATTTCAGCAAGTGACGCGGGAAGTATTTCTATTTCCCAACGTTTTGAACATTATAATAAGTTAGCGGAACAGGCTCAATCTGAGTATGAAAACTATATAAAAAATAAAGACCTAATAGGCGGTAATAGCAATAGTGGCGGAACAGACGCAAACGGAAACTTAGCAGAAACAGGGGGAACACTTACCACATTAGATGTGACTATATCTAATAGGTATATGACGAAGTATAATTCGTTGGTTAGTGTTCCCCCTCGTTTGTTATTATCCTTAGATAGTACTTCTCATAATTCCGCGTTTATTTCTTGGAATACATATAGATTTAACCCTATGGACTTCCGTTGTTATAGAGTTTACCTAATGAAAAAAGTTGACGGGGAAAAGTTGATTGAAACTTATACCGATACAGAAACTCAATTTGTTAGGACTATCAATGATAAAGCAAAGTTAGTAATCGAAATCGGTGATAAGATGAATAAAGACTGTGCTTTAAGGGGTCTTAGTGCAGGCGAATATAAATGCGCCGTAGAAGTTGTAACACGAAGCGGGAGATATGGAAGTGATGAGATAGAATTCACTATTTCAGATACTCCTTCAACTGAAGTGAACGTAGGTGATTTACCATGAGTAGTTATATCAAAGATATTTTTCATAGAGATATGGACTATATCTTCCGTGAACTAGCTAGTGATGATTTAATCATCTATTTTCTAAATGAAGAAAAAACGGAAGTTGATGATGTATATCAAGAATCTTCAAAAAAAGTTTACGATAGCAGAATTCGTGTTACAGGTAAAGTACGTATAAATGTTAGTGCAGGTAGTAAAGAAGATATTTGGCGCAATAATGTAACTATTATTGTACCTATTGTAGAGTTTAAACTAAATGAGGTTGAATATGATAGCGCTGAAGCTTTCAGAATTTTATCTCAATGTATTATTGTAAATAATGGGTTTGCCTACAAAGTAGATTCTTTAGAATATTCTTCCTATGTTATGGACGTACCACGGGCAATTTCTTTTAAATGCTCCGAAGCTGAAGATTGGGTAGAGTTGAGAAAGAAGTGTTGTTTCGATGAGTAGTGTAAAATTTACGGGCGATTGGAATAGACTGAAGAAAAATTTAAGCCGTAGAAATGTTAAAGAACTGACTAGCGCAGTAGATGAACAGGCTAAAGTTTTACAGAAAACTATTCAAGGACATATAGACAAACAAGATTTAGGTTGGAGTCCATTGTCTAAAAATACAATCAGATTAAAACATGGTAATTCTACTATATACGTTGATACAGGCACTTTACGAAATAGCATTACAACTACTAAAATTAGTAGTAGTGATACCTACTATTCTGTGGGTGTTAAGGTAAAAGACAGGAAATCACCAAAGAATGGCGAATCTTTATCTAACATCATGAACTACATGGAATATGGTACTGCTCGTCAACCTGCCCGCCCTTTAATTCGTCCTAGTTGGGAAGAAAAACGCAGTAGCATAAAATCAGCTATTCAAAAAGCCGTTGTAGAGTTTTTTACGAAAGGTTAAAAGATGAAGCACGGAACTATTTATTATAAAAATATTGTTAAAGGTCTGAAAGAACTTGTACCAAAAATTTTCGGGGAAGAAATTCCTGTAATTGTTAGAAAACCTGATGAAGATTTTAAGACTGAATACGATAAAAGTGTTATCGTACAACTAACGGGTAGTAAATATGATATTGTTAGGCAACAAATAACAAGTGATATTCTTATTACTCGTGATGATGACAACAAAACAGTTGTATCAGAAAAAGTAGGTCTTCCTTATACTTTAGAAATTCAAATGGAATTCAGAACTAAATCTCAAAACGATTTAGATTTTATGGTTATCAAGTTTCTTAGCTATAGACAACGTAACTTAGTTATTCCTGTTAAAAATAATGACGGGGAAGATGAAAGTGTTTTAGTTAATTTTAAATTAGATGATAAAAGACAAGATGAAGTAGAAGGTAGTACCCGTATCTTCCGTTCCATTTATGTATTTAATGCTTATGGCAGAATTAATGAACACGTTCAAACTACAGACCCTATGGTTACAGACTTTGAAACAAACGTTCATATTGTTATTGATAAGGCGGTAAATGATGATTAAATTACGCATTACTGACATTGAGGGTTGCAGACAATATTTTACGGGAATTAGTAAAGAGGGTGAACCTTTTACTATCCGCGTAAATGCTTATGCAACTGTCGAAGTTGAAACTGCTTCTATCCATGATTCTTTACAAGTAGGTATTGAACGTGGCTTTGTTTTAGTAGAAGAGGTTGAACCTACTCCGATTGAAGAGCCTGTAGAAGAAAATCAGGCGGAAGAGGTTAAACCTAAAAGAACTCGTGTTAAGAAAGAAGGAGAAGAATAATAATGCCAACTTATAACACAACTCCTGGTGTTTACTTTGAAAATGTAAGCTCCCTTTTAACTATTCCTTCTGCAAGTACTTCCGTTGCTTGCTTTGTAGGTGAAACTTTAGTAGGTGATTCTGACTTCCCTACTTTGTACACTTCTTGGAACGCTTTTCAAGAAGCAGTATCTTTGGGTCAAAAAACTCCATTCATGAAAACAAGTGACTTAGCCTATGCAGTTTACTCTTTCTTCTTAAATGGTGGTTCTCAACTCCGCTTCTTGCGTGTTGTAGGCGAAGGCGCGAAAAAAGCTACAGGCGATGTAGGTACTATGAAAGTATCTGCAACTTCTGTTGGTGATTGGGGCAATCAAATTAAAGTAACTGTAACTTCTAATACTTTCGACCCTACAAAATTTGATGTTCAAATTATTTGCGGGCAAAATGAAGAGTATCACCAATATTTAGGTGCTACTGATACAGATGAAAACTACTTCATTGATTACATCAATACTTACTCTAAAATCATTAAAGTATTGAGTGGTACTATTGCCGTAACCGCTGAGACTACTTTAACAGGCGGGGCAAATGGTAATGACCCTGTAGACGCTGACTATGTTAAAGCGTTTGAAAAAGTAGATAAAGTAGATGATGTTACAATCTTCGCCGTTCCCGGTGCTACTACTGAAGCTATGTTGAAAAACATTACTGCTTATTTATCTAAAGACCGATTGAAATTCGGTGTTCTTGACGCTCCAAAAGGTTATGACGCTGATAAATTAATTCAACTCCGCAAAAAATTACAAGGTCGTTGTATTCTTTTATCTTCTTGGCACAATGTAACTGACCCATTATCCACAGTTAATGGTAAACTTCGTGCTATTCCTTCTAGTGGCGCTTATTGTGGTTGGCTTGCTAAAACACAAACTGAAGTAGGTCCATGGAAAGACCCTGCGGGTACTGCTTATGTAATTCAAGGCGCTATCTCCTTAGATTACACTCCTAACCGCGCTGATACTGATTTAATGAACCCTGCAAGTATCGTATCTTTAGTTAATAAACCTAACTATGGTAATATTATTTGGGGCGCTAGAACTCTTAATCAAGATTCTAACTTTAAATATGTATCTGCTAATATGATGGACATTTTCTTGCGTAAATCTTTAAATGAAGGTATTGAACCTTTAGTGTTTGAACCTAACAAAGAAGATTTGTGGAAAAAGATTACAGTATCTTGCGAATCGTTCCTCGATTTTGTATGGCGAATGGGTGGCTTAAAAGGCGAAACTGCAAAAGAAGCATACCGCGTAAAATGTGACGCGGAATTGAATACAGAAGATGTGACACGCCGTGGTATCTGTATTACTGAAGTTAAATATGCGTATGCCTCCCCTGCCGAATTTATCGTGATTCGTTTAGAAAATCGTATTCCGTCTGATAAATAAGAAAGGAACTAACTGAACTATGTTGAAAAAATTAAAAGATATGCTTTCTTTAAAGGTATCTGCTAGTCGCTCTGTATATGATGACCCTTTGCAAAAGTATAAATTTACAATGACAGTTGCAGGTATGCCTAGTGGCGCAGGCTTTACTAAAATTAGTGGCTTATCTGAAGAAACAGGTGTTACAGAATACAATGAAGGCGGATATGAGTACACTCATAAATTAGGTGGTAAAGCTAAATTTAATGAAGTGACTGCTGAACGTGGCTCTTTCGCTGATAGAGATATGGAAATGGTGTTCCGTCAATCTCTTAATAACCCTAATATGCGCCAAACAATTATCATCGAAGTTAAAAATAAATTCGGTGAAACAAAACGTACTTATAAATTAGCTGAAGCATGGATTTCTAAATGGGAAGGCTCTGACTTAGACGCAGGTTCTAATGATGTAGCCGTAGAAAAAATGACTATTCAATACGAATATTTAATCGACTAATTAAGTACTACTCAATAATGCGGTAACAAGGAGAAGAAATTATGGCAGAAAATAAAGTGCTAAATATGCAAGACGAAGAAACAGTAGTTGATGATGTATTGAGACACGTTGACGCTGAAGAGGAATTTGAAACAGAGTACCGATTCTTTGCAGGAGTTAAAGTACCTGATAGTGATGAAGTACTCAAAGATTTTGAAATTCGTGAAATGACGGGTGCAGATGAAGAAAGTTTACAAGTGAACTCCCGTAAAAATATGAATGAAGCAAGGTCTATTAATAAGTTGCTAGAACGTTGTATTGTACGAATTGGCAATCTTACTCCACAGACTATAGGTGTAGATAAATGGCGGGAATTGGTTCGCAACATTCCTGTACCTGACGCTGATTATGCTATTTTAATGATTAGACGCTTATCCTTTGGTAATGATATTGTTTTAACTTCTACTTGCCCCGAATGTGGTGCAGGCATTAAAACTTCTGTTCCTTTAAGCGAATTAGAAATCAAACCATATGGTGGAGATACTAGTCATACTGCTACTTTTACTCTTCGTACAGGCATTATTGATAAAAACGGAAATGCTTATAAAGAAGGTACTTTACGCTTACCAACGGGAGTTGATAGAGAAGTATTGTTACCTCTTTATAAACAAAACATGGGTAAAGCTAAAACTTTGATGTTGACTCGCTTATGTAAATTTGACGGGTTGAAAGTTGTAACTGAAGACATGATTAGAAATTTAAGTGTTCGGGATAGAGATATTTTGACTAACTTAAATAAAGAAATGAATGACTTTGGTTTTGATTACAACACAGAAGTGTATTGTGAAAAATGCGGAACAGAATATAACTCTAAATTTGAGGATAGTTCTATAAGTTTTCAATAGACACATTTCCTGCTAACTTACTCATAAGGGAATCTTCCCTTATGGGTTTGTATGGAGATGTGCATACTTTATCTTATGTGTACCATTGGCATGAAGATAAAATTATGTCTATGAGTATACGCAAAAGAAAAATGTATAGAAATTTAGTTATTGCACAAGGTCATTATGAAGCGTTGCAATCTAAATCAACATACAAACAACATGATTAATAATGAAAGTTGAGGTGAATTTATGGAGAATTTCGGGTTAGGTATCGTTCTTAGCTTAACCGATAATGTTTCGGGCGCTATGAATAGTATTATGGGTAACCTAGATAAGCTTCAAGATGAGTTCACTAAAACAGGGGGAACGTTGGGAGATTTAGAAGGGAGACTTTCTAAACTCCCTTCTCTTTTAATGGGGATAGGTGGAGCGACTACTGCTTTAGGTGCTTCTCTCACCGCGCCTTTTATTGGTATGGCTAAAGCTTCCGTACAAGCGGGGGCAACGCTAGAAAATCAAATGAGTATGTTATCTACTTTATATGGCTCTGCTGAAAAAGGTAAAGAAGCATATTTATGGGCGCAAAAATTCGCTGCCGAATCTCCTATGGCTTTAGGTGATGTTATCGGTATGATGCAGACACTTAAACCTATTGGCGCTGATGTACAAAAAATGTATGCTACCGCTAATGGTGGTATGCAAGGTTTGTTAAAATTTATTACTGACTTCTCCGCTTCTCGACCTGATGTGCCTGTATTCCGTATTCAAAGTGCATTAAGAAACTTGGCGGGCGGAAATTATCAATCTATTCAACAAATTTTTGACTTGCCGAATGATGTAATTGAACGAATGAAGCAAGGTAAAGATATTGGCGAAAAAATTGCTATAGCAGTAAATGGCTTAGGGGTATCAGGCTTTACCGAAAAAATGAATGGCTCTTGGACTCAAATGATGAGTAACTTAGAAGATTCTTGGGAAGCTTTTAAGACTAATATAGCCAATTCAGGTGTATTTGATACTGCCAAAGGCTATTTAAAAGAATTCTTCGATGTAATTAATAGTTTAACAAATGAAGATTTTAAAAATATGGCTAGTCCTATTGCTGAAGGTATCACTATGATACTTGCTCCTGTAGGTGTTCTAGTTAAAGTATTAAAATCTTTAGTTGAAACTTACCGCGATTTATCTCGTGAATATCCTGAATTAATTGGCGGAATTATGAAGCTTGTAACTGCTTTTGGCACTCTCTTAACAGTAGTTGGTAGTGGCATTATGTTATATGGCTTATTCCTAAAACTTTCTTCCGCGTATTCTGCCTTCATGATGTCCGCAGTAGGTACTACTAGATTATTGACTGCTATGAGAATTGGCTTTATGGCAGTAGCTAGAAGTGCTTGGTCTCTAATATGGGGCATGGGTCCTCTGATTGCTATTGCAGGCTTAGCCTACTTAGCTTGGAAAACAAATTTTGGCGGGTTAAGAGATTTTATTGAAAGTGTTGTAACTAGATTAGTAGACATTTTTAATATTTTAGTAGACTTCCTAGACGGGAAATTATCTAAAAAGAATTTCAACTTAGCTAAACAATATGGTATGCTTGAATTCTTAGCTACTTGGGCAGAAGCAAGCAGGGTAGCACAAGCATTTGTTGAAGGCATTAAAAAGGGTATACAAGAAACTACACAATGGTTTGATGATTTGAATACAAAGTATGCAAACTTCAAAACATTTTTAGGTATTCGTGACGCAGACCATAACAAAGATAATATGGGAGAAAACCCCGCTGAAAAAGACGGGAAGACAACAGTAAATGCAGGTTTAATAAATATTACGAATGAGCAAGCTGAAGCATGGGGTAATGTAGCTTCTATAGTTATCATGGCTTCCGTAGCTTTTAAATTGTTAGCTTCTGTTATGAAACCTTTCATAACTATTGCTAAAACTTTATGGGGAGTTCTTAAATTTATTGCTCCTGTCTTCCGCATTATTATGTCTACGGGTATGGCTTTAGCCCGCGTTTTGCTTATGGTTATAGGTGCCATCGCTGCCGTTTTAGGTGTTCCTGTATGGATAGTAGGTGTAGTAGTAGCCTTAATTGTTGGCTTAGTAGCTTTGATTATCACTTATTGGGACGAACTTTGCGCGTTCTTTGAAGGTGTATGGCAATCTATTTTAGCAGGCTTTGACGCGTTCTGTGCTTTGGTTAATGAAGGCTTTAATACTATTAGCGATATTTGTAGAAATGTTTGGGAAGCTATAACAGGCTTTATTTCTAGTGCTATTGATAGTGCTATAGCCACATTTGACAATCTATATGCTTCTGTAACAAGTATTATGTCAAGCATTTATGATTATGTATCAAGTGTATGGAATAACCTTAAAGAAACACTATCTCACCCAATAGACGCAGTAGTAAACTTCATTAAGGGAGGAGATTCTTCCGCTATGCAAGCTTCAGGCAGTATGGTTGCACTTGCTAATGGTGGTGTTATCACTAGACCTACTCCTGCCTTAGTAGGCGAAGCGGGTTATCCTGAAGTTGTAGTACCTATTGATAACTCTCAAAATGCTATTGGCTTATGGAAAACCGCGGGGCAAATGCTTGGCTTGATAGGTAGTGACACAGATAACCAAAGTGCTATTGATTACAACAGAACTACTTCTACTTTAAATAGTGGTTTTAGTAATGTTGCTAAATCTATCTCCCGCCAAAATTCGGGCGGAGAAAGTACTACTATTGATAGTAGCGATAATAGAGTTATCTTCGGGGAAGGTTCTATTGTTATCTATGCTACACCTAATCAAGACCCTTACGCAGTTGCTAGAGAGGTTATGGCACAAGCTGAACGAAAAGCAGAAATTCGCGATATGATGAAGAGGTAATTATGTTTAACTTTTTAAATAGTGTACAAAGTGCCATGGTTAATGTTGGCAATGTAAAGTCCTCTGTTCGTAGCCTGAAAAATCAATTAGGAATTTTAAATTTCAAAAATGTACTAAATGGGGTGTTTTTGCACCCCAAAGGTACAGGCGCGTTGATAAAAGGCTCTTTAACTAATCTTGAAACTTCAACAACGATGTATTTTCAATTTAACCCTGAAGAGGTTAAATATTCCCGTAGTGCTGAATATAGCAGTATAAAAGCACCCGGTATGCAGTACCCGACTTTTTATTTTGTAAATGGCGGGGAGAAAACATTCTCTTTAGAGTTATTTATGTATGATAACCCTAGTACGGGTAAAATAAAAAGTTATGAGAAATTTTTTGAAACGTTACTTCCTGCGGAAGATAATACAAACGCTTTTAAGAAACCTAGCGAAGCGTTGTATGTTTTAGGTAGTGACGCTTTCAAAGTAGTTTTAAATAGTTATGAAGTAAAACATGAAATGTGGGATAAGTACATGAACCCTACACAATCTAGGTTCACACTAAGTTTTACAAAAGTTGGGGGAGTTAGTATATGATTTACAATAATTCGCGCTACAAAGACTGTGAAATTTTATATACAAAAGAAGGTAACCCTTTCTTATCTCAAAGAGAAGATTTTTCGCCCGAAACTGTTTTAGAATATTACACTTTCAAAGAAGGAGATACATTAGACGGGTTAGCTTATAAGTACTATGGAGACGCTAGTCTTTGGTGGTCTATATTAGACGCTAACCCTTCTTTTGAATCTGAAATAGAAATTGAGTTTGGTACTGTACTAGCTATACCAACGAAACGTGAGGTAGTTAATAGATGAACCCTTTAAAAAATATGGGTGGAATTACAAAGGCGAAAGACGCTTTATCAAAAGAAGCCTATAAAAAATCTAAAGAATATTTAACTATGTTAAATGGGCAGATTAATGGTTTTAAACAACAAGGGCAAAACCTAAAAGAACAATTTGGTGCGCCTTTTAGAAAAGATAAAAAAGCCGTTACAGACCAAAAAACAGTAGTTAAAGCTTTAGCCGAAAAATATAAGCAACCAAACGATATTATTCGTTGCGCCTTTGGTTTAACTATCAATAATAAACAAATGGGCGGGGAAATGTTATCACAAGTAACAGACATTTCAGTAGATTTAGAAGTAGGTGTTCCTGATTCGATAACAATCACAATCAAAGACATTGAGGGGAAGTTTATTGAAGATGATATTATTGTAAAAGAAGCGCCTTTAATCTGTAGTGTTGTATTGCACGATACAGAAGAATGTGTTTACTATTTTAGCGGTTTTATTTCTGCTATTGATATAAAATTTACTGAAAGCTTTGAGCCTGTTATGGAATTACATTGCATGGATGAAACGCACAGAGCCAATAAAGAGAAGAAAAAGCGTAGTTGGTCTAATAAAACTTCCGCGCAAGTTGTACAAGAAATTTGTAAAGAATATGGGTGGCAATGTTATGTTGAGCCTAGTTATCCCTTCCCTGTTCAATCTTCTATTACACAAAACAATAAAACTGACTTGGAATTCTTGAAAGAATTGGCGGGCGATGAATTAGATTTATTTGTCGCGAATTTAGTTACAGAGAAAGACGGCAAGTCTACGATGTACTACGTAATAGAAGGTTTTATTGATAAGAAAAATGCGGTACAATTAGAATATGGTGAAACTCCATATGATATTATTTCATTCTCACCACAATTAAACAAAGAAAGTAGACAATCAAAATCTGAATCTAGTAATGTAAACAAAGCTACTAAAGGTACTGAAACTGCTACTATTAGTAATAGTGCAAGTACCGAAGATAGTTCCGCTTCTGAAACTACTACTTCCACCGAAACTTCTAATGAGGTTGAAGAGGGAGAAGTAATTTATACAGGTGATGGCACATTTAGTAGCTAGAGGGGTAGTATTTAATGGACTATAAGAAACATTCATATGTGGAAGTTACACAAGAATTAGTAGCCGAAGCAAAAAAGACTGATAGTCAGTATGTATCAAACAAAAAACCTGATACTGAAGTTAAAACTTCAAATAATGGTGTTGGAGATAAAAGTGGCAATGCTATTGATTTATCTCCTGACAGTACTGATAGTGGTAAAACAAATAGCGGGGCGAAAGCTAGTAAAAATAATAAGAAAGTAGAGTTTAGAAACTTAGTAGGGGAGTTATCATTAAGACCCTATAACCATACAATGAAAGTTGGGTTAGCTTCTACTGTACGTTTAATGGGGTTTGGCAAATACTTGTCGGGTCATTACTTCGTGAAAAAACGCTCTTTCTCTATTAGTGGCGGTTCTGTTATGAACATGAAACTAACAGTAATTAAAACTCGCTTTGGCGAAAATTTAAAAGCCTATGTAGACGATTATAATAAAGACGGAATTAAAGTGTCCAAGAATGAAACAACATCAAAAACAAATTCAACGGGGTCTTCTTCGACTGATAATAGTGGTTCACCTACTTATAATGGTAGTGGAGAAGATTATACTTCCTCTGCTTCTTCTTCCGCCAATTCTTCTAGTGCTTCTGATGATTCTAATGATGAGGTAGTATATACAGGCGGTGGAACATTCCAATAATGAGGTTAAACAATGAGCGAAAAATTCGGTAAATATATTGCCTATGTTAGAGATAACAAAGACCCTATGCAAAAGGGCAGAATCAAAGTACAATGTCCTAATGTGTTTGGAGACGGGCTAAGTGATTGGTGTGAGCCTGTAATTCCTGTAGCCTATAACGGGCATGGTGATATTGCCATTCCTAAGTTAAATGATACAGTTTATATAGAATTTGAAGAGGGAGATATTAAAAGACCTCTTTATGTAGGAAATTTTTGGGGTCAATTTGATACTCCTTTAAAAGCTTTTGACTACGATACTAATGTTAGAATAATAAATTGGGATAATTGTAGTATAGCTATGAAGGGCGAAGAAATGATAATTGTTGCCCCGAAAAAATTATATATTCAGGTTGGTAATTCAAAGATTACTTTAACTCCGAATAATATTAAAATGCTTGCTGATAGAATTGATTTGAATGAATAGAGGTGATTTAGTATGCCCGCAGTAACAAGAAAAGGCGATAGTGAAACAGGTGTTTGTGATTTAGGTCTTCCTGATTGTCCACATACTAGAGGGGGTACTAATAACTCTACTTCCCCGAATGTTTTTGTAAATAATCTTGGCTTACATAGACTTACAGATAGTGGTCCTTGTAATTGTCCTCATGGGGGAACATATAAATCATCTTCAGGGAGTTCTTCCGTATTTGTAAATGGGAAGCCTGCTACACGAATTGGCGATACTACTACTTGTACAAATTGCGGGAAGTCAGGTCACCATATTAGTGGCAGTCCTAATGTTTTTGTCGGGGGATAATGTATGAATGAAATAGTTAGAGGTATATCCTTCCCCTTCCGCGTTTCTGTTCAAGGCGGTGCTACTATGAGCGTGGCTAATGATAGTGAGATAACACATATCATTGAGCAAATGCAACAAGTGTTAAAAACCCCTAAATTTGAGCGGGGAATGGAATACCATATTTACTCTGAAGTAGATAGCTTAACATGGGAAGAGAATAACCCTAGTACGGCAGTTATAGCTAAATATTACATCAAAGATTGTTTAACTCGATGTGTTCCTTTAATTGAAGTTGAAGACATTGAGATTATCAATGATGATAATGTTTTACTAGGTATTATTGGCTTTAGTGTTAAAGCTACAAAGAAAAAACACGTTGTAACATTAGAAGTGGGGTTAATCAATGATTCAAAATAGAGCAACTACTTTAGGTATCGACTACTCTTCCCGCGATTATGAAAGTTTTCGCGCTGATATGATTCGATACCTTCAATCGGTGTTACCTACCTATACTGATACATCACAAAATGACGCAGGTATAGTTATTATTGAAGCTTTAGCACGTTCTTTAGATGTAATATCCTATTATGTTGATAGAGAAGCTAATGAAGCTTTATTGTCTACTGCTAAACAAAGAAAAAACGCACTATTATGGTGTAATATGTTTGGGTACATTCCTAAATCTACTTCTCCTAGTCAAGTGTATCAAGTATTTGTATTACAGAATATACAACCTACCGATTTTTTAATTCCAAAAGGTACTGTTATTAGTACTCCTGCTACACAACTTTCTCAACCCGTTTATTTCACAACTATGGAAAACCTAGTCATTCCTGCTAATAAAAAAGGCAATGAAAAAGGGGTAGACGGGAAGTATTTATATAAAGTCTTATGTAAACAAGGTCAACAGATAAGTAATGAAGTACTAGGAACATCAAATGGTAAAAAGAACCAAACCTTTAACTTATCCTACTACCCTGTTGATATTTCTTCTATGAAATTAGAGGTAAAATATGACGCAAATAGCGCATGGGTAGCATGGGAGCAAGTAAAGAATTTTATTGACTCTAACTATGCTTCTAACCATTATTTACCTTACGCGCTAGATAATGATGTAGTGCAAGTTAAATTTGGTGACGGCAATTTAGGAGCAATTCCACCCCAATACGCTAATGGTATTCGTTGCAGTTATATGTATGGGGGCGGTGTTGTTGGCAATGTTCGTGCTAACACTATTACTTCTTTAGTATCTAATCTCCCACAAATTTCTGATACCTTTAACCCTGAAGAACCTATTATTAAAGGTACTGAAAAAGAAAGCCTTGATGAAATTAAGGTCAATGCTCCTGCTTATCAACTTACACGTTGGGGCGCTTTAACTTTATCTGATTTTGATTCTGTTATTAAGGAAACTTTCAATACTGTTTTATACACTAAAACAGTTAGAAACCCTTTAGATTTTGATAGCTTGAAAATCTATTTAATGATGAAAGACGGACATATCATAACAGAAACTGAAAAACAGGAAATGTTAAAAGAATTATCTGTTAGAAAATTGGCGGGTATGAAGAATATTGAGTTATTCCCTATGGAGCAAAACGCAGTATCTATTCAAGCTTCTGTTGTAATTGACGATAACCATGTTAGGTCTATTGTACAAAAAGCGATTGAAGAGTTTACTAATCAATATTTTGCAGTTGGGAAATTCTCTATTGGCGAAAGTGTATCTGTTACTCAATTTGAAAAAGCAGTATATGATAACATTGACGGGGTTTATTCCTTCCGCGTAATTACTCCTAATACTTTAGTTATCAAACCTACTGATAGTCAGGTTGTTACGTTTAACTCTATTACTCTGAATATTACAGGGGGTAAAGAATAATGCCTAAAATTATTGACGGGAAGGATATAGTAGACTTTATTTACTATAGACACTTACCAAAGGTATACTCGGAGTATGATATAAAGTATACAAAGCACCAAGATTTATATAAATATCTTCAAGCTTCCTTGTTTACAGGTTCTGACTACCTTTTAGAAAAAGCTAGAGGTATTAAAGAATTAGTAGACCCGTTACGTTGCCCTGAAGAAATCCTTCCACTACTTTATAAGTGTTGGGGTTTAGAATACTTCCAAGATATAGATGTATACTATAACCGCGTTTTTCTTGCTAACATTGGGGAGTTTGTAAAAAGACGCGGTACTATTGGGGGAATTCAATTCATTATCCGTGCTTTAACGGGTATGGAGAGTGAAATAACTTACCAAAGAAAAACTAAAGCAGTAGACGGAAAAGACGGGAGATATTTATATCTCAAAATGATTGCTGAAAATGTAAACCAAGCTAATAACGTATCAACAAATGTGTATGTTGTAACTAGGTTTATTAAAAAGCATATTCCATTTTATTTTGACGATGTAGAACCTACTGTAAATATTGAATTTGTGGAAATAAAAAATTTCGCGCAACAAATACAGTTTGTTTTAACTGAAGGCTATACATATGATTTAACAAGGAGCAGTACTTAATGGCTACATGGAAACAAGAACATATAATGCTAACAAAAATCGGGGAGAAAGCCTTAGCAAGTGCAGAAGCGGGTACAGGTAAGATTACTATTACTAGAATTGTAGGTAGTGACTATAACCCTAGTGATATTTATAATGCTTCTTCACCTTCCGCGATTAATAATAATTTAACGTTTAACATTGTAGAGAAAAAACCTGTAGATAGTACAACAGGTACAACTATTGTTATTCAAGCTACTAATGGTAATGTAACGTCTAAATTTAGAATGAATACGATTGTTGTATTTGCTACTCAAAGTAGTATCTCTTCAGGGGAATTCCCTTATTTGATTGCTAAAACATTAAACGCAGATGAGGTAGATATTCCTACTAATACTCCTGTTACCCTAAACTTCTCTTTAACAATTTTGAATACTAGAGGTGGCTTGCTTAACCTAACTATTAGTAATACAGGGTTCGTTCCTATCCCTACTTATCTAATTGATATGCAAGATTATCAAAATAATGTAGTAGCCTTTGGAGTAACTACGGGTAGTGCAGTAACGCAACGTATCACTTCACAATTTTTAAACGACCACCCTATTACTTTAAAAGACGGGGTATCTGTAAAAGTTAAATTAGGTTATAACTTAAAATCTAATTCTACTTTAAATGTAGCAGGCACGGGAGATAAGAGAATTCTCGATGTTACAGGAAATACCATTCCTGATGATACTTTTACACAAGGGTCTATGCTTAACTTGATGTATGACGCTACGCGTAGTGCGTGGATAGTAACAGGCGGGGAAGTATTGACTGCTAGTAATGGCATACAAAAAGTCGGGAAAGATATGCAGTTAGTAGATAGTGGTGTACTCACTAAACATATTAAAGACTTAAATATTACCACACCAAAATTGGCGGATAAAAGTGTTACCTATGAAAAGCTAAATGATAGTTTAAGGTCTAAGTTAGACAATGACTATGTTAGAAAAACAGGCGACACTATGACTGGTCCTCTTGCTATCGATAAAAATACTCACATAAGAATTAATAGAAAAAACGGTGCAGGATACCATACTATTTCTGACGGTGGTCTCGATAGTGATGGTGGCGGAACTAACCTTGATTTAGGCAGTTACACTGCAACTCGTGAAAGTAACCTTTGTTGTAGAAATAGACCGGGTTGGTTCGGTAAAGACGGGCAACCTGTATGGAAGCCTTTTATGACTTTACAAGATATTAGCGTTACCTATGGCAATATTAGAGACGGGCAAACACTCCCTATCCCTTCAGGTTTTAGTGAAGATGAATGTACATGGCTTTTATCTATAGACCAATCTAATGTCAATAAAATGTATTATGACATTGATGAAGGCGGTGCTAAGAATATGATAAACAACGAATGTTGGCGCGAAGGTAGAAAGGTTCATGTAGGCACTAGATTAAAAGGCTTAGACGGAATTTCACCTAGTATTGAACAACCTTACACAAAATTTGGCTGGAATCAAGAGTATTGGGTTCCCGGCTCTGCTAATTATATCTGTATTGCAGTTAAGAAAGCATAGTAGGGGTTCTGTATGAAGATACTTAATGAAGTACTATATACAGGTTCTGATTGGTATAAAAAATACATTCTCTACCCGAAAAATAATTTTGACGGGGCAAAAGCAGTAATGAAAATCAGAGACACAAGAACCAATATAGTCGTATGTGAAGTTAATTGTGAGGTTAAGTCTAACACAATTATTGCTCACATTCCGAATAAACTTTCTTTGAAAATTCCTCGGAATGTGAGAAAAGCGGTGTATGATGTATTTCTTATTCTCCCTTTAGAGAATGGAGATACTCTACAATATAAATTAGTCATGGGCGATTTTAAAATCATTCATGATTCTTCTATGCATTAAGAAGGAGCGGTAATATGAAAAAACTCGAAATTGAAGACAAATGTTGCCCCTTCGACAAAAAAGAAGGTACTAACATACCTGATGTGTATGTAGTAGACGCTTTCTCCCCGTTTATTAATGTTGGGAAACCTAATAATGAAACGGGCGGGGAAGAAACAAGCGGGGAAGAAATTCCTGATTTAAAAGCCTTGTATATTTTAAGTTCTAACTAGAAAGGGTTTTACTATGGCTACAAATTTAAAAACTATTCTTGAAAATGTTGTTAAAGCTATTGGCGCTGACATTAAATCTTTAAAAGGTAAAGATACAGAAATTAAAAATTCTGTTGATACTTTGAAAACTGATGTTAGTACAAAATTAGGTGATTTAACTACTTTAGCTACAACTGATAAAACAAGTGTTGTACGCGCTATGAATGAATTGAAGGCTTCTATTGGCGCAGTTAATACAGGTACTGATGAAAACGCAGTAAACCAATTAATTGATAACAAAATCAATGCTTTGGTTGATAACGCTCCTGAAGCTTTGAATACCTTGAAAGAAATTGCGGACAAATTGCAAGCAGATGAATCTACTGCTACTGCATTAGCTAGTACTGTATCTAAAAAGGTTGCCTTTGATTCCCCGCAATCTTTATCTACAGAGCAACAAAAACAAGCGCAAGAAAATATTGGTTTAGGCGATTTATCTAGTGCAGATTTAGTAACAGTATATACAACTGCTCGTGATAGCGTAGCATAATAGGTATAACTAATGGCTAACAAAACATTAAAACAACAACTAAATGAGGTGTTAGTACAAGTTGGTGCTGACATTAAAAAAGTTAATAAAAAAGTTACCAATATTCCTGACAATTTTAATGTAATAGATTTAGCTACTAAAATTGACTTAAAAGAAGTTGAAAAGAAAATTGCAAATGGGAGTGGAGTACCTACTTTAGATTTTTCTGTAGAAGAAAATGGTGATGTGTATGTAGATATTACATATCCTACTACACCTACTCCTGCAACTCCTGTATCTAAAGAACCAAAAATTTATGATGTAGTTTGGGGTGTAGCGCAACCCGGTGCAGCGGGTAGTGGGAGAGGTTATTTAGAGTACAGTCCAATTACAGGTTTAGGTAAGCTACATTTAGACATTAGAATGACTCAGAATAGTAACAATGGGGGTGTAATAGCTACACTCCCTGCCAACTCACCTGTACCTCTTCGATTATTAGAGGTTTCAGTTGACGCAAATAATAATAGTATCTATGTTGAACCTAATTCACGCAACATTAAAGGTTGGGGAGTGCAGGGCAACAATAAACGATACATTTTTGATATTATAGGTTTTTGGAAGGAGACATAATGGCTAGAGTTAAGATAGGCAAAATAACAATTCCAAAAGGCAAAAGTGCTTATCAATCATGGCTAGAATTAGGCAATACAGGAACTGAAGCTGATTTTATAAACTCCTTAAAGGCGAAAAAATCTTCTCTTATCCAAAGTGCTTCTAACATCGTTAAGGTGTTAGAAGTACCTTTAGATAATGGCATTAATCAATGTCAGGGTTTTACTTATAATAAAACTTTAGACGCGTTTTTTATTGCTTGTATTAGTGGTGATAACGAGAGACAAGTATTTTACAAATACAATGCTGATTTTTCTAGTTTGTTATCTAAACAGACTTTTACTGATAAAAATCGTTTAGGTCATTGTAACACTCTTTGCTCCGTAGATGATAAAATCTATATTACTAATGGGGCAGTAAACCCTAACCAAGTTGCAGTCATGAATGGTAGTATGACTATTGAATCTACTGTAACATTCCCTAATAAAGTATTTAATTTGGGGTATGATTCTTCCGCGCAAAAATTTGTATCTATCTTGTATACGGGTACTAAAAATTCCCGCTCTTTACAATTCTATTCTAAAGATAGAGTGGCGGGAGAGAATAAGACTATCAATGTATTATCTGATAGTGTAGATACAAACGGGGCATTATTCTCCGAAGGCAAAGTTTTAATGTCTGTAGGTAATTACTTAATCGAAAATGACAAAGATGAAGTAAATAGTCTAGGAATTAATAATGCTTTAGAAGTTGAAGATTTTGCAATAAAAAACGGGGAAGTATATTTTACTGCTAATAATAATGGCAAAGTAGAAGTATATAAACATTCTAATAGTGTTGAGTACTTTAATAATATCAACTTTATCCCGCCTTCTTCTGAGTTACCCGCTTTAAAAAATAATGTTCCTTTGTATGGGTTAGATACATCGGGAAATAAAAGCGCACTTATTAAATTGTCTTCAGGTAATGGTACAGAAGTCGGGCAAAAAGATAAACCTTTGGCATTTTCTGCAAGCCGTATAACATGGTGGGACGGAACTACTTCCCGCTCTGTTTTAACTACTAAAGATTTTGACCCGTCCTCTAAGGTTCTTTATCGAAGTAGTGAAATAGATACCATGTTTAAAGCGGTATTA